TACTTAACCATCGGCGTGGGCCGCAACATCGAAGAGCGTGGCTTATCGGATGATGAGATCGATTATATTCTTAACAATGATGTTGATATTGCTACTAGTGAGCTTGCTAGTACATTTGATTGGTTTGCTGGTCTTGATGATGTCCGCATGCGCGTCGTGGTTGATATGGTTTTTAACCTCGGTATGCCGCGGTTTAAACAATTTCAGAATATGCTTGCTGCCATCGAGGCGCAAGATTGGCCGGAGGCCGCCGCCCAAATGATGGACTCGCGTTGGGCGAAACAAGTAGGAGCGCGAGCGGAACGCCTCCGTGACATGATGGAGACAGGTGAGGACTCATCTGACTTTTAAAAATGAAAGAAATCGACTCGGGGCGGATAGGTGAGGTTATCTGTTTGCTCCGCCTTGCCAAGATGGGCATACAATCTGAGATCGTGAACCTCGGAACTTCAGACATTATTTCTTTTGCATATGACTATACTTGGCGAATACAGGTCAAAGGCAGTCAGCTCAAAGGAAATAAAGGTACCAAGGACAGGCATAGTCCAGGCTATCAGTTCTGTGTGTCTAAGGGACTGAGTCCTAAAAGACCCCTGACACAAGAAGACTGTGACATCGTCGCGTTAGTTGCAGTTCCACAAGAACGAGTACTCTTTGTACCCGTTTCTCATTTCAAGGAAGTAAAAACCAAACGGCTCAAACCGCTTGATTTCTTGGAGAAAGAACTAGAATGGAACAGTTGGGTGGAGTGCATGTCACATTATGCGATTAGCCCACCTCGCCCCAGTTAGCTCCCAATTCCTGGTCAACTTTTGACGGTACTCGGAGATCCACACAAGTCTCCATAATCTCCTTGATCCGCGAAGCTTGGTCCTCGGAACTTACCGAAAAACAGAGTTCATCGTGCACCGTCAGCAGGGGAATCAGGCCCTCGGCATAACAATCTGCCATCGCCTTCTTTGTTTGGTCCGCCGCTGAACCTTGGATCAGTTTGTTTAACGCCTTGTATGTAAATGCCCGCCGGATACCCGGACCGTACTCTTTGTTAGCCTCTTCATGTGGCAAAGGTTTTTTATACCCGAAGCTGTTAGGTTCCCACAAATCAAAACGGCACTTACGTCCTAACAATGTTCTAACTTGCCCGTTTTTAGATGCCCTGTTTGATACCATATCTGCCAGTCCTTTTACGAAGGGAACCTTTTTGTGGTAAACCTCAAGCAGATCTTTAGCCTCTTGTTCAGATATGTTCAAAGTGTTTGCTAACTTACCTCGACCCATGCCATACATAATTCCAAGGTTTACCATTTTTGCTTGCTTTCTTTCGATCCCTGTCATATCTGCTACCATCTGATGGAAATCTGGGTCTCGCTCATGATAAGCATTGACTAATTTATCCACCAATGGGTTTGGGTTTTTATCCGCTAAAACAGAACAGTAGTGAACAAGAAGACGCGGCTCCTGAGAGGAGTAGTCAAACGAGCCCCACTTATCCCCTTCTTCCGGGATAAATAGACCACGGATCGCGGACTTCAGCTCTGGGTCTCGTGCTGGGATCTGCTGAAGGTTGGGGTTGCTCGAGCTGAACCGGCCCGTAACTGTCCCGGCATCATCCGACCGTAACTGATTGAATTCACAGTGGATTCTTCCGTTATGTTCGTAACGTAGAATAGAATCAATAAACGTATTGTTGGCCTTGTTTAGTTCTCTGAGCTTGAGAATCTGTCCGGCGACTTCATGTGGGCACGCTTGCAAAAACGCTTTTGTAATAGACGGCTGCTTCGAGTTCTCCGTCTTTGGGCAATCAATTCCGTAATGTCCCAAGACTGAGGCCACGCTTGTTGCCACCCAGGGTTCGACCAGAATTCCTGTTTGCCGTTTAATTTCATGCTTAATTTCATTCTCGCGTTTGCTGAGATCACGTTTAGTCCGATCTGCTTGATCTAAGTCTACGCGAACACCACGAAAACGCATCTCTAACATTAAGGGAATCAGACTGGTCTCTAGCTTGAAGATGTGGGTTAGTTCGTTTTTCTGCAGTTCGCCTTCAAAATGATTCCACAAGCGAAGGGTTAAGGCCGCATCTTGTTCTGCATATTTACCGACGTATTTAGCAGGCAGTTTCCACATGTCAGCCTTCGGGTCGATACCCCATTCTTTTGCCGCAGCACGGAGAAGCTTTTCGTTCTTCCGCTCGCCAAGGTAGTCTCGGCCCAGTGCGTCGAGTGAATAAGTAAAGCGGTTCTCGTTTAGTAGAGGCGCGGCGATCATGGTATCGATAATTTTTCCTTGGACCTCGACCCCCGCCCATTTCAACCACCCTAAATCATACGTTGCATTGTGAAATACCTTCGGGATATTCGGGGTGGCCATCTGTTTTTTTAGCCATTTAAGGACGATGTTTTCTGATATGTTGCCACCGTTCTGATGCTTAATTGGATAGTAGGCATTGAAATCTCCGGCAGCGACCGCAACTCCTACTACGAAACCGTCGTTCCGTGCCCATCCTGGCCCTAGGGTCATGAGATTAGGATCACATGTCTCCAAGTCAATTGCGATGATCTTGGATTGGGAGAGGTCAGGGAAGACCTCCGGAGCGCACCAATCAACTTCGATCTGATCTAGTTCTTGTCTATCGATCCAATTGATCGTGCTTGTATCTTTAGTCATCCAAACTCTCCGCAAACTCTTCTACTAATTCGTTATCACCGGGCCACATGTAGATTGGTGTTTCTTTCCCTACATACGCACCATCGATATTGAACTCAAAATATTCCTGTGCCTCTTGAGAAGACATCCCCTCAGCCATCAGCTTCTGGTACATCTCAGATGCGTTGTACACAATCCGGTACACTCGCTCGTTCCCGTCCCACACTTCAGCAAATCCGATGATGCAGTCGTCAAATCCGTCTGCCTTAATCATCTCGCTTAACCCTATATTCAAAGTTGTGGTGAAAGTCTGGGTTATCACAGGGGTACCAGTCGTCCGTTGATCCGTAGTGTGACGCTGTCTTCTTCGGGCGGTACTCAAGCTTTTCACCCGACGCAAACGCCCGCATCGCCTCAGCATGTTCATGCTCCTTCTTGCCAAATATCTTGTCGAAGTTCTGTTCAAACTTTTCTCTATCTACCTGACGGTAGGTATCGCCTTTACCACTCATAATGGGTACCTATACTTGCTCTCTGAATCCACGATATGAAGGTTTTCTTTTGTTCTGGTTACAGCCGTATAGAACACGCGATGCTCATCGTCAGGGCTTTCCTGCAGGGTTCTGTGAGGCATGAAGCCCATGTCAGTCAGCAATACAATGTTCTCATCCTCTCCACCTTTCATGCGGTGAATCGTGCTCAGTTTGATCGCAGGGTCTGCGGTAATTCCACCACGACGTTTAATAGCTTTAAGATATTGTTTCTCATCTTGTGATAGTTTCAGCAAATCTTCAGGGGGCATGTTGATGCTTGCCAAAAACCCGTGATCATCGACCAGTGCTTGATGCGTCAATGGCTTCAGAGGATCGCACTCTTCTAAGGTCTTTGCCATCCCCCACTTCACTCGAGCCTCATCCCCACGCTTCGGTAAGCACTCGTACAACTTAGATGCTTCAGCAGGGCTGATGAACTCACCATTCTGCAGGTCTTCCCACAAGTGCATGGCTTTCAGGCTGTCCTCATCGAAAGACAGCCTGCCATTCTTTTTATACAGAATCCCAGCGGCCTGTAGTTGGTCTCCCAACTTGTTTAAGTTAGCCATTGTTCTCGACATAACAGTCCAAGAACCATCGTTCATGTCGATCTCGTGTACATCCATGTGATAGTGGATTGAACCTTCGTGGTCCGTGGATCTCCACTCCTTCGCCTGACGATTTGAGATTCGCTTGGCTAGCTTCGCAGACAAATCATGTACGCTTTTCGGTACGCGATAAGACTGATCAAGTATCCGGATATTGTCGCATATGCCTAGCATATGCCTGACATCAACTCCGGTATAGCGGAAGATCGCTTGATCATCATCGCCCGCGTACCAGACACGTTTAGCGTTGGACCGCAGTACTTTAACCTGTTCCCACTGTAGTGGTGTAAGGTCCTGTGCTTCATCGACAATCAGAACATCGATACTCGGACCTCGGCCCTGTTCAACCATGAGCTGAATCATATCGGTGAAGTCAAACTTGCCTGCCTCTTTCTTATAGTTTGCATAGACAGTGTTTAGTTTTACAAGCAACGGCCATTTGATGTTGTGATCACCGGCATCGTTATATTCGATATCAAGAGGGATCATCCGCATAGCCGCCCGTTGAATCAGGGTCAGGTACTTGTTGCCCTCTTTGGCAGACAACTGCATCAACCCGTCCTGATCAACCACATCTCTTGTATCAAACGACATACCCATAGCCGCCCCGATTTGCTTTAAATCGTAATGACCGATGATGTCGTCGGTCTTCATACCCAGCCAATGGAATCCCATTGAATGCAGGGTCTTAAAGTACGGGGTGTCTCTCTCCTGTAATGCAAATGCATTACCTGCCCGTTCACGAGCCTCTTGTATTGACTTCCGACTAAACGAAACAAACGCAATGCGGTCGGGCGGAGTCCCTGCCTCGAGTTCTTTACGGATGATCTCCATAAGAGTATACGTTTTGCCGCAGCCAGGTGGCCCAAAGATTAACTGTTCACTCTGCATCGTGCTTCCAGATCATTCCATATGGATCGATCTGCCTCCTCATAAATTCAGTAAACGCCTGTGTATACGCATCGTATATACGCATCGTAAATTCTGACTGCTTATCCCCAGGAACAAACAGCTCCTTAAACTCCTCCGGAGTTAAGTCCACTTCCATTTTGATTTTCATATAAGTGTCTCCAAGTTTTGCCAGTAACGATTTTGCTAACGTGGGCGTTCGTAATCTCGAACTTCTCTGCGATTTCTTTGAGCATCATCCCGTCTTTGCGAAGAGCGTAGATCAGGTGGATGTCTTCAGGGTCTAACTTTCTGTTCACATTATTCTTCCAATAGTTGCTCAACGTCGGTTTTCCTCAAGCCAAGCTTCAATCTCACTCAGACGCCATCGCACGGCGGCGTCCCCCAAATCAAACGGCTGTGGCAATTTGCCACAATCCAACCATCGATAAATCGTTGACGGAGCCACACCCAAAAACTTGGCAAGCTCCGACACCTTTAGAAGACGGTCATCAGAACGGTGCTTCATATGTTTCTCCCTCTGGTAGCACGACCTCTTGCTCTGTAAATTCAGGGATCGACCAAACGCGAATGCTATGCCACTTGCCAGTGTCGTCCTTGTATCGATAAACGGTATGACATTCACCATCCTCGTTTAACTCTTTAAGACGCTCTTGTATCTGCGGTCGAGACAGCTTGTTAAAGTTCCTGTTGTACAAGAACTCCTGCAGTCCCTTGATACTGAAGTACGTCTTTCCGTTCTCGGTCCACGGCTTACCAAGATTCAATTCTTCTGGTGACATCGCACGAATCCGAGAGGTACAGAACACCTGTAGAAGTTCTTTAAACTGCCCAGCTACTGTCAGTTCTTCTGGTACTTCAATGTGAGATGCGCTTTGCAAAAGACTGTTCACGATCTGTTGCCATTCCGAAGACTTCAATGTTGGCGGCATAAAATTAATTTGCTCCATGCACGCCTCTTGAAACTGCATTGGAATTTGTAACTGCTTTGTCGATAACTCTAGCCGGTGCCCGTCAACATCCAAGAAGTACAGGCGCGGCTCAGACAATAAAATGGTCAGGCCGCTGATGTTGGGCATATCAACCTTACTGCCGCCACCACCACCAATACCAAACTTCTTCTGTTTACAGAGCTGCTTATTACAGTGTGAGCAAAACGGTTCATCACCACACATAAAACCGTAGTCTTTTTTCTCGTGCTGGGTTTGTATCTGCACGACCTCAATTGCGGGTAACGGTGGATTACAGTGTTTCTGGTTAATCGCTTCCAACTCTTTTTGCCATCCATCTGGGAACTTCTTCTTCAGATAGATTGCTGTCTGAAACATCCCTTTGTTTCGGGTGCCTTCCGGGAACCCGTTGATGAGCATGGTTTGTACACACGGTGGCGCATCATCAAACAGCTCTTGGTTCATACCAATAGGAAACTCTGCAAGCTCAGATAAACTGATTTGGTTCTTATCGATCCAGTCCAGAAAGTCTTCTAGCGAAACATCCTGCCCCTCTTTATCCACCATGTAACGTAGCGTTTGCTCGGCATCAAAGTACGGGAGGTTGATGAAGTTCCCCACATCACCTCGATCCGCCAGGATCTGATCCTGCTTAGGAAACAGCTCACTGCCTGACCATCCAATCGTTGCCGCAATCTCTTGCAGAAACTCACGAATCTCGGACGCAGGGTAGAACTCCGCAAAAAACATATACAAGTGAGCACCGCCAGACTTCGACCGACATACCGCCATTGGAATTCCAAGGTCGTCCAACTGCTTCACAATGCCTGCATGGTCCACCGGATAGGTGTCAATATCGATCACACCAAACTTACAGTTGTTGTCGTTATTGATCGGGATTGCACCGACACCCATTTCCCCGGCCAAATGCTTCGCCACTTTTTCCTCTGTTAGCGGCTCGCGGACCACGAAACTCTTTGCTTCAGTCTTTCCGTTTCTTCTTGTAGACCCGATCTGGGTCTGTCCATGTGCGACGTCCGAACCTTTGAACGCAGCCATAAACCTTTGTACGTTTGACATATCTTAGTTCCGTAAAATGGGACACAAAATGAAATCTACCTTTCACAATGTGTCCCAAGTATGATTAGAAGGGGGCTTCTTCTACTACTTGTTCGTGACCTTCGACCACGTCTTCAGCAACAGCTTTAGCTTCTCCTTTCATAATTGATTCACGGAAATTTTTAGCAGCAAGGAAAAGGTCTTTGTCTTGGATAAGACCGTCATTAGCTACCGTCCAGTTGAACCACGAACCTTGGTCATTGGACTCTTCGACAACAGAAAGCTTCCACTGCACAGCAAAGATTGCGGGCTTCATAAGCTCGCCTGTCTGAGGATGCTTTGTTGAAAACATTGTCATCTGCGTCTTCCAACGCTTAGACACCTTTAAGCCTGACGACTTCATGTCAATAATGCCGAAGTTGGGAATACCATCTTCATCTACAATGATGACGTAATGCTGATCAGACTTCACAAGTTCGTTGCCATCAGGCAAAACTTCTTTAGCACCAGTGCGCGTTGTACGCGAAATGTCTGGATTGTCCTTGGCTAACTCGCCTAAGAACCCACCGCCCTGCTCGCGTGGCTTGAACTTCAGGTACTTGG